GCCCCCACTAAATAAGGTGTGCTGCCACCCATATGTTGTAAAAGCAAAGCCATCAGCTTTTGTAGAAGGTGTAATATCTTTCTTTGTACCTAGGTGATCTTGAATATAAACCTTTTGACCTACTGTAATACCTGCTCGTACATAATCAACAACCCAAATATAGTAACATCCATGCGGTGATTTGTTAGGGTTTTCCCATACTGCAAAGTATCGAACTTGGCCAAACTCTTCATTAGCTGGTACAAGATCTTCTACAATATTATTAAGTAATAGCTCGCCCGATATTTTACGGACTGCGCCATCTTTAAACCTAACATTACGCACATTAGTAAACACATTAGGTGCTAAGGCAACTGGAGGAGTATCAATAACTACTCCTTGTGATGCTAGATCAATAACAGAAATGGTTTGCTCTGCCATGTTACTCCTCCATTATATTTTCGTTAAGAACACTCTTTCTGGCCAGTAAGCGGGTCGATAAAGCAAGCTTCAACCGTTCCCTCTTCTTTCGCCACTTCCTGAGCTTCGCTAGATACCGCCTCTTTTTCTTCCACGGTTTCTTCAATTGTGTTAAGGATTCCGAATCGCTTACCAGATAAACGGAACGTTGTGCACCCCTTCGCCCCGCCCTTCCAGGCATCAACGTAAACTTTCTTGAAGTCTTCATATGAGACATCATCTCCCACATTGCAAGTCTTTGAACAAGCAGAATCTACATAATGCTGAGCAAGTAGTAACACAGCCAGATGATCCTGCACGGAAATATCGTTTGCTGTTTTACCTTCTACACCATGGGCATATGCATAATCCTCCACACGCTCTACTTTAGGTCCTTCAAAAGTTTGGATTGTCCTATCATAATAGTGGCTAAACACGGGTTCAATGCCGCCTGAGACATTATCTGCCACGAGACTGATGGTCCCTGTGGGGGCAATGCTTGTAAGATGCGAGTTACGAATACCATGTTCTCGGATCTCCTTCTTAACAGATGCTGGCAAGCCACGAATAAAGTTTGATTTAAGATAGTCTTCACGGTACATTGGGAATGCACCTTTTTCAGCAGCTAGCCGCGCAGATGCTCTATAGCAATTGTCACGCAAGCAAGCGAATACCTTTTCTGCCCACACGAGAAACTCTTGTGAGGCATAAGGCATGCCGAGCATTTCTCCGGCATTAGCCAAACCAGTGACGCCAAGTCCCATTCTGCGCTTGTTCTTTGCTTCATCGGACTGCTGTTTAAGTGGGTAAATTGTTCGATCAATGATATTATCCTGCGCCCTTACTACATCGGGAATATCTTTTTTAAACTGTGTAAAGTCAAACTCGCCATCAACAACATACTTAGTTAGATTAAATGAACCCAGCAGGCATGCACCGTATGCGGGAAGCGGTTGTTCACCACATGGATTAGTTGCGCGAATTTCTTCACAATAAAATAGATTGTTTAGTTCTGTAATGCGATCAATAAACAACACACCAGGCTCAGCCCAATCCCAAGTGCTAAGCATAATTTTGTCCCAAAGTTCTTTGGCGGATACTGTTTTGTGGTGGATTCCATCGTAGCACAGTTCAAAAGAATCATCGCTATCATTGGCTAGGGCCTCCATAAATTTATCAGTAATTCCTACACTAATATTAAAACCAGTAAGCTTATCAGAATTACGTTTAGCAGTAACAAACTCCTCAATGTCCGGATGGTCCACACGTAGTACTCCCATCTGAGCGCCTCGGCGATGGCCCGATGATGCGATGGTTTGACAAACAGCATCGAAGATACCCATAAAAGAAACCGGTCCAGACGCTTGCGAGTCCAAAGATTTAATCCTGTCTCCACGGGGACGGATCTTGGAAAAGTCATAGCCAATTCCACCGCCTCTACGCATCGTCTCAGCAGCTTCACTTGCCTTCTCCATAATACTATTCATACTATCTTCAATATCACCACTAACAAAACAGTTGTAGGCAGTAGTAATACGATTAGATCCAATGGCAGATTGTACCCTACCGGCTGGTAGGAACCTCATGTTACCTAGAATATCCTCAAGACTATACCGATGTTCTTGACCATCACATAGTGCACGAGCAATTCTTTTAATTTTATCAGTAAAGGTTTCCCCTTCCTGCCTATACTTCATCTCATCAATCTCTTCAGACAAAGTCATAGATGGTCCAGAATATTCGATATTGTGCATTTTTTATTTCCTCTATAAGTTAAGTATACCTTCCTCTTATAGGGGACATTTAATTCAAATTGCTACATTTCGCATTCTTTTTACAAGACGCTCAGCGCGGTTAGTTACTTGTCTATACCAGCGACTATCAACCATTTGGTTTGCAGCCTCTTGCCAATTGCTTATTGCCACAGCTGCAAGGAAGTTTTTAAACTTACTTAGCCGCGGTCGGCCCATGTTAAACATCATATTAGCAATAATTAGTTGGACTTCTTCGGGCAATACTTCGAAACTGGGGAGGAGCTTCTTGCATTCTTCGAGCACCACGTCGACGTCGCGAGCAAAGCATTCGTTGACTCTATCTTCTGAGACAGCTGTTCCGACCGCCTGTCCATACTCTGGATCAGACTCCAAAACAAGATGACCAATACCAAAAGTAGGCAGGCCAAGATGGTCCAAATAGATTTCATACTTAACGCCTTCGTCAACCTTAAGCTCCTCTCTAAGCTGATCTATATTCATTTTGTTTTACCCTTAACCTTTTCAAATGTACGTAAGCCGCCAAGCCCGAGCATTCCCATAAGCACTGTCATAAGGGTTTCCATTTCAAATGCCGGTAGTTCTGGAATATAGACATCAAACCAACTAACAAAGAAAAGAGTTACTGGTAGTCCTACAAAATGCCAAAACAATGCGATACCACATGTCCATCCAATAAACGGACGCCATCCCGCAACAAAAATATTACGGCTAGCTGCTTCAGCTTTGTTAATTTCTAATTGACCCTTAGCTAACTCGTGAGCATGCCGCTCAGACATCGTAGCAAGCTCATGAGCGATCTTTGCTTTCTCATCAGCATCAGGAATAAACTTATCTAGTAGGCTTGTTACTGGCCCAATAAGTGCTTGAATCATGTTGCTTCTCCTCGTGCTTTAATACACTTTCCTTGTACAGGATAATGAAAAGGCACACCTTCAATAATATCTTTTCCCATTTCAATTGTCCTCTCTTGACATTGTTCTAATTCTTTATACGGGCCTCTTGTATCTTGTGCCATAAAACAATTCATGGTACCTGTAATACAAACTAATACCCATGCCTCAAACATGTTATCCTCCGCTTGCTATTTTTTGTAGGTACATTATCCACCAAATGATACCTCCACCACCACCTCCAACAATTACAATAGATAATATAATAGTTAAAATAAGATCTTTCTTTCTTGCTTCTTCCTCAAGCACTCTCTTTATTTCAGCACGTTCATTAGCAATCTCAGCCTGAAGTCTTTCCCATTGCCCTGGCTTTCCATATAGCTGAAAGATAGATCGTAGTTCTTTACGCATATCTTCTAGTTTTTCTTTACGAAAATGCTTTTCAATAGCTGAGTCTTCTGCTAAAGAAAACTTAGATTTCTTTTTTCTGGCTGCACCAAATTGAAGTTCTGCTTCTCCTTGAGCGTAACGAGCAACTGCATTACTCATAGAGGAAAGGTCACGACCCATCTCTATACCTTTTTTAATTGCTGAATGCCCTGCAGATAAGGCGGCGAAAGCTGACACTGGGTCGATCATTCTAGTATACCCTCACATTTTCTGTGTTAATGTATTTTGGAATACAATAGGCTGTCACTCGATCCTTTGCATTTACATAATCGTTATATTTATAATTACCGTATTGTTTAGAAACCTGACTGGCGAAGTAGAGGCAGTCGTTAATATTATAGAAGTACATATCTCCGCTAGTTAGTTTTCTTGTTTCTCCTGTCCCCAGATATACTAATAGGAGAAACACGTGCGTCATAGTTTAGTTATTAGCATAACGGCTACAGCTATTACTGATGCTGTTGATAGCATAAGCATAGCCTCTAGCCGCCACATCCTTTTGTCTAGTGACTCTAGTTTACTGTTCACCATTTCATATCTGATAGCACATTCTTTTTCGTGTGCGTCTAGTTCCATTTGGACTTTAAGCTCTGGTTCTAATGACATCTTCATTATCCTGCAATCTCATAAACATTACAAGCTACATGAGATGATCCACTTTGAAATTGACCAGTTTGACCAGTGCTTCCTGCTCTAAATTGTAATTTAATTGCTATAGCAGAAGTTGTATGATCAGCAGGAGCTATTTTTTGTTTGAAAGCAAAAAAGAATGGAAACCAAATTGAGTCTCCCAGCTTGCCAAGGTTGTCTCCTGCTAAAACGTATGCGTTTCCTGATGCACCATTGTAGTAACTTTTGATGTATCCTAAGACATCTTGGCTTGATGGTGCAAAACCACGCATATTGCCGGTAAAATCTAAAATGATTGTTGATGATGAAGACACTGGTGTGTAAGTAAAACTACTGCCAGTTACATCTGCATAAGCGTCAGATGTTTGAGTTTGTGTAGCAGTCATTTGATGGTAATGCTGTGCTGTATTGATTAAAGAACCACTAGGCATATTTGCAGAAGCAAGCGTTGGAATCCCAGCAGATGTAACTGCGCTAAGAGACTGATTGTTAAGTTTTGTTAAAGCCATATCTGTCTCCTATCCTATTAAGTATCCGCCAAGAGAAGTGTCTGGAGCCATAACTGTGACTGCCACTGTTGACCTGACTTTCATTTGAATTTCATCACCTACTGCTAATTGAACAATGCGACTTCCCTGTATGCCGTCATAATCTGCATAACTAGCACCGTCACTATGGCTACCAACAAACCTCATATCATCATGTGCATCTGAACCATTAAAACTAAGTTTAATTTCAGCAAAGCGAGAAGGGCTGTTGTTGTTAAAATAACCTGTTCTTGCAAACAGTAGATAAAGGCCAGCAACAGGAGCTACGAATTTACTATTTGTATTATCCCAACCAGCATGACCTAGATTGTTGTAGCTGTTTGTTGACGGTGACGATGTGCCGTTTGTTTTTAACGACATTAAAGTAACGGTGTCTGCGCTTATGGCTACATTTGATAAAAGTTGAGCATGGAACGCTGGACGCTGGGGAGTGAATATTCGCCCCGAACTATCAATCGTCAGGCCAGTAGTGCCGCCGCTGCTCTGGATGGAGTCTACTTTAAGTATTCCTGTCATTTATTCCTCCTATCGCAGCCTGTGACCACAAACATAAGTGCGATATGTATTGCCTGATCTATTAACTGTTGTTGTACCGCCGCTAGATACATCACATTTCAAAGTA